GAGCTATCCAGCGTGACGTTTGCTGCGGCAGCGCTGGGGTGCTGGAGATTAGTTACCTTTAGTGTACTCATTTACACGGCCTCCAGTGCGTCTAACCTAGCTTCTATTGAAGCCAATCGTTGTTCCGTTGCAGCGCCAATGAACGACAGTAGTTCAGGGTAACGAATACCTAACCGAGTGCGTTCTGTTGCATTTGCTGGTGCTTCTTCAACAGTGTCGTAGGTAATAGTTCTGGTTTGCTCTACACCGTCGTCGTCAGTGTATGTCTCGTCTGCTTCCCACCAAGTCGAGCTAATAAAGAAAGCATAATCACCAGCATCTAAGCCAGCATCAGCAAGAGCCTGCTGCACTTCTTGAGCAACTACACCAGAATGTGTTCTAGCTGCATCACCTTTTTCAGCTACTTTATCTTTCCATTTAAATGTCTTGAAGAGCTTACTAATGGCTTTTGCTGCGGTAATTTCAGCGTCTGTTAAGGATGCTATCTGCTCCTTTTCATTAGCGTCTGAAGTTTGAATGGTTGGGTTTGTGGCATATACGTCATCCCATCGAACCGACGCACCACCCAAATCCATAGCATTGTCGTTATTATTGCCAGAGGTATCTGCTGGAATAAAGTTGTCAGTAATTTTTACTCCTCTAGAACTAGCTCCTTTGGACGCTAAATACATATAAGCACCAGAGTTCCCAATAGTCCCCGCCGTTGTATTGTCTTTGCGGAAATCTACAATCGCACCATCTGACGTTTTTCGATTAAAAACACCCGGTTGAGATCCATCTGATGTAGCAAAAAATCGACCGTCGCTCTGAGCAATAAGACCAACATCATTAACAGCGGTACTCGTCTTCGCAACCAACAAATTGCCACTGGAGTCTAGGGTCATCGCAGTGCTAGTAGCGTTATCGTCGATGCCCCGCGAAGTAAAAGCACCAGTGACCGTAACATCGCCACTGCCATCCGCTAAGACAAACGACCCAGCAGCATCGGGCAAGTTAATCGTGCGATCTGTGGACGTGCCATCGGGAACTGCAATCGTGAAGTTAGCGGTTCCTGTGGCGCTACCCTGTATTTTTACTGAGGACATTTGCTACTCCTTACACCAGTGTCCAAACAGAACCGCTTGGTACTGTGACTGTTACGCCAGATGCGACGGTAACTGGGGCAGCGCTCATACCGTTGCTGCCACTTGGTATCGCATAGTCAGCAGTGATTGTATTTGAGTGAACCCATAGACCTTCAGTGGTTTCATTGCCTCCACCAAGTGGCCCCCACGCAGCTCCAGCTCCGTAGCCTTCAAAAGTAGAAGTAGTGGTATTATACCTGATCGCGCCAGTGGTAGGAGAACCACGCTCTGCTGTAGTTCCACTTGGAATATCCAGCCAATCTGTAGCTGTATTAGCTTGGCTCGAAACGTTGGTAACGTTAACACCAAGATTGGTGCGTGCATCCGCTGCTGTGGCAGCCCCTGTGCCGCCATCTGCAATAGGAAGGGCTGATGCAAGGCTACCTGTAAGGTTAAATGTTCCAGCGACCGTCAGGGTTTTGCCAGAGCCAACATTTAGGCCGACAGAGGTGCCTGTGCCGTTAGACGTGAAAAGAGCGTCTAGGGTATCCAAGTCTGCGTTGAGCTTGGTACCCCAGGTATCACGAGAAGCACCAACTTCTGGCTTCGTCATATTTAGGTTGGAAGTATAGGTATCTGCCATCTCTAAATCCTCATACGTCCGTCCACGTCTGCGACGGATCTATTTTAACCGACCAAGCCTGTTCAGTCACGCTTTGAATTGCCCACGCCTCAGAAACTATCGGATCAACAGACCAGCTGGCATCTGAAAGTGTCTCTGGAGACCAATCTTCTGGCAAGACTGTTTCTGGCTCCCACAAATAACGACCGTTAGCAACAAACCCTGACAATGCTGGCATGTCGGCCTCGCAAGGCATTTTTCGGGTTGGCGTTGCTCCGGCAGAGCTTTCCGCCACAATGTTACTTACACCAACTATCGCCATAACGCTATATGCGCTACCGCCAGTAGTTGCCTCTATTTCTGCAATAACACCTCGGAAACGATCTGCAGCGCTCGTAGCGCCGCTTGTAGCGGCCATCTCGGCGTTTGCTAACCTCACTTTCACTGCATCGGCAGATGCGCCACTGGTAGTCGTTACAGAAGCCCCTGCAGGCTGTATGCGTGTTATGGTGGCCGATACTGAGCTAGTGGCACCCATAGCCACTGTGGCGTCGTTAATCCTGATTGCAGCTGCGCTTGCACCTGACGTTGCAGCCATTGTGGCTTCAGCAAGCTCGGTATCAGCTGCCGCTGCCGCAGTGGTCGAGGCAGTGATAACCTCGGCCTCTACAGCTTCAACGTGTGTCGCAGTTGCTGATGCACCTGACGTTGCCGAAATATCGGCATCACCTGGCTGTACTCTTATGCTTGTAGCTGTAGCCCCTGACGTGGCCGCAATAGCGGCAACGGCATCGATGATGAAATCCTCACCATAGACACCGTCACCATAGTCGTAAACGCCATAGGCGCGGCCCAGCGCCATATTAGTCGAGCGTTACAGTAAGCGCCGAGGTGTTAAACCGCAGCACGTCGCCTGTGTCGACTGCCTTGCTGGTGGTTAAGTTAGCGTAGGCCAGCAAGTTACCAGCACTAGAAGCGTCAAAAATACCGGCTGCAACAACCGTTCCCCAGGAGCCACCGGCCTCTGGAAACTCTACAGCTGCAGAGTTAGCCGCTGTCGCTGGAGACGTACCAGAAACCGAGAAAGTAACCGCAGTCCTGGCATAGCTGGTTCCACTAACCTCTGTGCCACCGCCGGTGTCGGTCGGGGCAACAGTGTAAAGGGCAACATACCAGGCAGTAGGGCGAGTAGCCGAGCCTGATGTTAGCAGCCAATCAAGAACAAGGTCTTCAGTGTAGTCGGTAAAGCCAGCCATTAACGCCTCCTAATAAGTCTGCCTGGTGCGAGTGATAAGGGGACCGCCGCTGTGCGCAGCTGTGTCGCTTTCTGCCTGCATTGAGGTTACTCGCGTTCCATAGAATTGAGCGAATACTGGTATCCGCTGGTCGTCCATGAGGAACGGCGCAGCGTGTGTTAGAGCCCCATACAAATATGCATCAGGCGCTTTTTCCAGTAACCAGTTCGTCGTCACACTGTCAGAGAGAGACGGGATCTTTTTGTAATACACCATCTCGATCTCTACGTCGTCACCAGGTGCAGGAACCAGCTCGATAGCGTCATCCATGATCGAGTAATATGTCACCTGGGTATAGAGCTGCTCTTTCTTAATCAAGTTAGCCTGATCAAGCGTAACGTAACGCAATGGGCTAACACCTGAGACCATTTTAAGGCTAATAGCTTCCAGCCAATCTGATGGAAGCTGCACAAATTCAGCAGAGCTGGTGGCTTCTGCGCGCACCACCTGTTCACGCATACGCAGCTGGTTATTCAGGTCAACCTCAACAAACTGAATGAACATCGGGATCTGAGAAGTCAGATCGGCTCTGTTCAAATAGTCTGCAATCTGTGCCTGCAGCGAAGCGTAATCAGTGATGGTGGCCATGCTCTAGCCTTTCATCCAGTGAGTGCGAAACGGCAAAGCTTCATCAGAAGCTAACCACCGCTTCATTGCGTTCTTATCGCGTAGAATACCACGATTGGAAAGATCTAGATAGACGCTCATCGGAAGCCTTGCAACGCGCACCATGTCGTTATTACGACCAGTGCGAGAAACATCATTGCGGATCTGCTCATTCTCTTTCGCAAGCTCGGTGATATCTGTCTTTGTCTCTAATACGATTTTGTTGTCAGTTGTTATGTGCATACGCTGCAGCGTTTTGTCTGCTGCGTCATAATCCAGATTGAAAACACCTGGGGCATACTCTTCTGCCAATGTCTCTCTCCTAAAGTGATGAGGGCGACCGAAGCCGCCCCCACCGTTACTTGACTTACGAAGTGGTCAAGTTGGCAATGACTGCGTGAGCCTTTTCAGTCTTCACGCGCAAGCCATACTCAACGACCAGCTCTTTCTTCGTGCTGTCGCCAGTTTTGCCAATGTCGAGCGTCTGGAACGGACGCAAGTAAGAGACAGAGGCGTACTCTGGATCAAGTACGAAAGCGAAGTTTTCTGGCTGGAAGCGGTTAGCAACGATAGCCACCTCACCGAAGTCGCTGAGATAAACGTCAGCAGCTGCGATGATTTTGAGAGGCTTAACCTGGTTGTAGGTTACGCGCTGCTCGGCGAGGCCAGCGAAGCCAGAAGCCACGGTTTTGTTGTGTGGCCCGACCATGAATACAGAAACCTCAGAACCTTCTGACCAAGCTTCCTTGATCGCGGTCTTGAGCATGGTTTCTGTGAGATCCTGCGCAGCATTTGTTGGATCAAGATTGGTCCATGCAGCATTAGGATAACCGTTACCAGAAGAACCAGAAACAGTTGGAGCAGTTGCGCCGTTAGCCACAGCGTTGGTGCGGAGCCATGCTGGAAGACCAGCGGTCACACGAGCAACGGAAGTAGAACCAGCATTCGCTGCTTGGTTAGCAGTGATTGTGGCTTCCATGTCGCGCTTGAGCTCTTTTGCCTTCTTGGCAGTTTCATAAGCAAGAAGCGAACGCATACCTGCCATGTTAACTGCTTGAGAAGTGCCAGAGACGCTGACGATCTTGTTAGAGATCTGAGCATAGTTTGCAGAGCGCACTGTTTCTACGAAATCAGCGTTACCTGCATCGGCACCTTCGACCACTGCATTTGAGGAGGAAGCAGCCGCAAGAACGTCTGTCTGCCACTCAAAGTAAGTGTTATCGGCAGTGTCACGCCCAATGTTTGACATAAGTGGCGTGGTGGTTGGAGAAATGTCGTAAATGATATTCGACAGATCCTCACGCATACTGTTAGCAGCATCGTAAGTTGTAGCTTTAGTTACAGAGGCCATCTAGCCCTCCTATTGATCTAATAGTCCAAAGAGACGGGCGGCGTCATCCACCGACCCAGTTTGAGCGAGACGCTGTTTCGCGCGTGTTACACTCGTCTGTTGACGTGGTGAGCTGGACGAAGATCCTGACCGCATTGGTTTCGGCCCTCTAGCCCTTTGAGGCTTTGGCCGGTTCGCCATTAGCTCGTCGTACTTCCGAGCCTTGTCTAAAACAAGTATTGCCCGGGGATCGTAGGCTTGTGAAAGCTCTTCTGGGCTATAGCCAACTCTCTGGCCATACTCGACTAGCTTACCTCTTGCCTCTTGCCATTTCTTCTGGTCACGCCATTCAGGTACTTGATTAGCCAGATATTCACGACCATGATCAACGACCCTGGCCATGTTTTGCTGTTGCTCTTGCTGTTGCAACATTGCGACACGTTCACGCTCTAGCTGCGTCGCCGCCATGCGTTCTTTGTGATCGCGCCATTGCTTCTCAACAAGAGGAAAATTGATCGGGTCTTCCTCATGCAATCTTGCCCAATCTGGCTCTTGTGGAGCCATTGACTGCAGTTGTTCCTGCAGCGCTTGAAGCAAAACGGCATACTGAGCCCGTTCCTGGCTTACTGAACCCTGCTCCTGCTCCAACGCAACGCGCTGGTCTCGTAGCTGGTTCATATTACGCGAATAATCCGACTGTCGCTGGTAGCCTTGTAATGCTTCTTTAAGCGGGATCTGCTCAGTTTTGCCGTTAATCTTAACGGTTACCAGCTGGTCCTCGTTTAATTCTGCCTCATCGACTTCACCATCATCGTCGGCCTCGTACTCAACCTCTTCGTCGTTTTCGGCTGCTACCTCAAGGGCATCAGGGGCTTCCTCATCCAACTCAGTCTCATCGGTCTCGTACTCGGTTGCATCTGCCTCCTCGGCTTCAGCAGCAGCTTCAGGTTGCCTCG